TGCTGCGCAAGCACTTTCGCGAAGGCGCGCGCGCGCCATGGCCATGGCCGCCGCGCAAGGATGGGTCTTTGAGTTCGGCAGCAGGGGAGAACACATGAACATGGTCTACAAGATTGGGGATTTCGCGGGCTACGTCGATCTGGCGAAGGTCCGCGGTCCTGTCGAGACGCCGATGCCGGAGCGATGGTATGTGCTCCAAACGTTCCCAGGCAAGGAAGCCAAGGTGATGCGCCGATTCCGTGACCGCGGGATCAGCGCGTATCATCCGCTGGTTCGCAAGCTGCAGGTCGTGCGCGGTCGAAAGATCGACCGTTCCATTCCGTTGTTCGCGACCTTGATCTTCATCCCGGATTTCCAGGCACGTGTCGGCGGGCTGTTTGTCGACGGCGTCGATCGCTATCTGAAATTTGGCGACTATTACCCGTATTTGCCGGAGGTGGCTCCGACAGGGCGGCCAGCGGAAGTGCCGATCGAAAGCCTCTACGTCAAGCGGGATGAAAAGCTGATCCCCGACATGGCCGGTATCCGCCAACTGGAGGCTGACGGCAACATTCCCGTTGTTCGCCGGCGGCGGCTCTACAAGATCGGCCAGATCGCGCGCGTGACCGATGGGCCGTTCGCGGCATTCAAGGGCGCGATCGAGCGGCTTGACTCGAATGGCCGACTCACGCTCCTTCTCGACATCTTCTCGCGCATGACGCTCGTCGAGCTGGACGAGGGTCAGGTCGAGGCAGCCTAGGGGAAATGCGACTGCGCCCCGAATGTCTCGGACGGAGGTAACGACTCCGGCGTACCTGCCACCGGCAAAACCCGGTTCGCAGGAAAATGGTGGACTCCGTCACGAAGCCCGGCCGATGCGCCGGGCTTTTCACGTTTTCGGGTGACGCGTCGATTGGCCCTGCTGCTATCGGTGCATCTCGGGTCTGCACTCATAAATAGTCGATGTCTGCTTTCTGGAGCGAAGCGGAAATGCTACCCAACGCGCCGGAATTTCGCCTTTTGACCCCATGGCGGACATTGCGTTGGTCCTCCGGTGACCGATCCATTGCTGCGAGGCGGACCTGTTCCTACACGTTCTTTTTGCATTGCGGGATATCTGTAGTCAGTCCCGAGTGTCCCAAGCTGAATTTAGGTGTGTCCTAATTTGATTTTCGGGCGCCATAATGGGTCCGGAGCTAAAACCCAGAATGGCCATCTACCGCCTGTTACAGAACCGTCCGTTGGGCCCGGAGGAAATAACGATATTGACGGACGCCTACGAGCGTACTTTGCACGCGCTTTGCCTGGTTGACCGCAACGACCCAATCACAGACCTGATCGCAAGAAAGATCATAGAACTGGGGCAGCGCGGCGTTCGCGAGGCGAAGCAGTTGTCGGCTTTGGCTATAAAAGAGCTTGGCGTAAGTCCGCCATAAGGCGCGACAGGCCCAGCCCGGCTCGCACATGAGCGAATGGCTGCGGTCGCCCGGCTTGCAGCCGCCGAAGTACTTTGATTTACCTCAATGGTTGCCGTGGCATTGGATCGAACATCGGTCCATGAGCAAGTCCGACGAACCATCTCCGGGTCAGGAGCCACCTCCCGAGCCGTCGCGCCTTGAGGAGGCACGGCGAGTGGTTGGGGAATACGTAGAGAGTTTGCGCGAGATCATCAAGAAGCTGCGCCGCAAGATGAATTGAGGTCGCCTCGGTTGGCGGCCTCTTCATTATCGCCTGAGGAAAGCGATTGTCAGCTCCTGGCTCTAAGCGGTCATAACCAAGAGTCCCTCGTATGTCCGCTTCGAAGCGCAAAGCGGTCCTCGACCCGTTCGAACCTGAAACGACGGATTTTGCGAGTACGCGCCCTAGTCTTCTCGGGGCGTGATGCGAGACGCCGTCGGCAGCAATGCTGGCGGCCTTTTCGTTTGGGTAGTGTGTGCGGTGACGCTTCGCGTTGCCGTTGCCCTCCTTGGAACGTTTCCTCCCTAGACTTGGCGTGTTGCCCAGGCCGGCTGCAGCGATGCAGTCGGCCTCTCTTTTGGTGAGCAGTCCCCGAGCCAAGGAGAGCGTCATGGGTTTGCCTTGTGTCAGCGAGATCTTTCTGGTCGGGCTTGGGCGTTGGACGTGCCGGCACTGGCTGCCGTTGGCCTGCGCCGCAATCGGCGTGATCGTGTGGCTGTCTCATTAGTCGCCGCATGCCCCAGCCGCCATGGAAAGCTTGGTACAAGACGGCGCGCTGGCTGCGCGTGCGCTTGGCAGTGTTCAAGCGCGATCACTACATGTGCCAATGCGGCTGCGGCATGATCGAGGGCAACACCTCGCTTTTGGTCTGCGACCACAAGATCCCGCATCGCGGTAACGAACGCCTGTTCTGGGACGAGACCAACCTGCAGACACTGCTGAAGGCATGCCACGACCAAGTCAAACAGCAGTCCGAGCAAGCGAGCCTTTACACGCGCGGCATCTGGTACTAGCGCCAGTCCCCGTGTCTGCATAAAGCGCTACTCGCCTGATTTCGCGCCGGAACGAACTGCGGAGAAGTGCTTTGAAGGCAAAAGCAAATCGCAGTGCGGAGAAGCGCAATGTTATCTCCCGACGACGTCCTACGAACGTGCAGTAGCTGTGGCGCATGGCCGATGGCTCTAAGCCGCCAGGCCTATCCCCTCAGGTTCCAATGCCCGCATTGCCGGGCGGCGCAAGGACCAGCGCTTCATCCCGGCGGTCCAACAGTGGTCGAGCAATTTCGCCGGACCACCGGTTCGTCTCTTGGGATAGACAGCGGCAGTGCTGGCTCTCGTCCGCACCTTGCTGCTGAGACAGACCCGAAGAACACTGTCGCCAAGTAGTTGGGGTGGGGGGTAGGGCATTCCTCTCAGCCCAGCCTTCCCCGGACCGGCCCATCACTCATTCGCAGGTTTTTTTTCGTCGTGGCCGATAACTTCGACCTGTTTGGCGATCCCATCCCGGCCAATCATGGTGGCAAGGGCAGGCCGCCTCATATCCCGACGACGGAAAACCGGAATCGCGTCAACCTCTTGCTCGCGTGCGGCTGGAGCAATGAGCGGATCGCCGGCGCGTTGCGCGTCACCGAGCCAACGTTGCGCAAGCATTATTTTTCGGAGCTGAAGCATCGCGCCGTCGCACGCGACCGGCTCAACGCCACTCTGCTGATGAAGGGCTTCGAGGCAGTGCAGGGCGGAAGTGCAACGGCGATCCGCATGTTCCTGCAGCTAGTCGAGCGCAACGATCTGATGCAGTACGGCCAGACATTGCAACCGCGGCAACCGGATAAGGCCGAGAAGCCGGTGAAGGTCGAGAAGGTCGGGAAGAAGGCCGCCGCGCTTGCGGCCGCGCATCAGCCGGATGTCGGCACGCCGATGGGCGAACTGATGGCCCGTCGTCAGCAAAGCATGAACTAGGTGTGTGAGTTTCCTTCGGGCACGGCATCCCCCATATCCAGCAGGGCAAATCCGACCAAGGCTCCGGCGAGCATCATCAGACTCAGTTCAACCATCATGATCCTTTCGCTCGATGTCCGGCGCCCGGTTATTGCAGATCCTACATACGATCAACCCTTGACACGCTCTTTTTGGATGGATCCAGAGTGACCGCGATATGGGACACCTCCTGTCCGGATTGGGAGGATCGTATCCGCGCCGGTCGCTCGCTGATGCCGGATCTGCCGCTGTTCGCCGCAGAGGCCGAGATGGGCCTGGCGTTCTTCGACGAGCTGAAATTGCCGGACGTGCCCGGCAATCCGCGGCTCGGCGACGCATCCGGCCAATGGTTCCGTGACCTGGTCCGCGCCGTATTCGGCTCCTGGGACCCGGTCAACAAGGTCCGGATGATCCGCGATTTCTTCGCGCTAGTCCCGAAGGGCTCATCCAAGACGACGTATTCGGCCGCCTTAATGATAGTCGCGATGCTGATGAACTTCCGGCCGCGCGCTACGGCGTTGTTTCTCGGCGAGACGCAGGCCGTCGCTGATCGCGCCTATGAGCAGGCCGTAGGCATGATCGAGGAATCGCCGGATCTGCGTCGGCGGTTCAAGCCTCGCGACTACGACAAGACGATCGAGGATCTGGTCACCAAGTCGGAAATCATGATCGCGAGCTTCGATCTCAAGATCCTGACCGGCGCGATGGCGCTGATCTTCGTGCTGCTCGACGAGCTGCATCTGCTCGGCAAGCGTGCCCACACCTCGCGCGTGCTGCGTCAGATCCGCGGCGGGCTCGACAAGACCGAGGAAGGCGTACTGGCGATCACCACTACGCAGAGCGACGAGGCGCCGGCCGGCGCGTTCAAGAGCGAGCTGAAGTTCGTCCGCAACGTGCGAGACGGACTCTATCGGGGCAAGGTCATCCGTCCGACGCTGCCGCTGCTATACGAGATGCCGCGCGATATCGCGACGCTGACGCGCGAGGAGCGCAATCAAGGTGTCGAGCCGCGTTGGATGGACCCGGTCCACTGGCCGATGGTGATGCCGAACATCAATCGGCCGATCACAGTCGCCTCGATGATCGCGGAGTTCGCGAGCGAACGCGAGAAGGGCCAGGAAGCCGTTCGCGTCTGGGCATCGCAGCACCTCAACATCGAAATCGGCACCGGCACCAATGATGACGGCTGGAGCGGCGCGGCGCTTTGGGACCAGCAGGCGGATGAGCGGCTGGACCTGGCCGCGCTGCTGGCGCGCAGCGAAGTGGTCACCGTCGGCGTCGACGGCGGCGGGCGCGACGATCTGCTCGGCCTCGCGGTGATGGGGCGCGAGAAGGTCACGCGTCGCTGGCTATCGTGGTGCTTTGCGTGGGCGGACCCAATCGTCCTGGAGCGGCGCAAGGATATCGCGTCTCACCTCGACGATTTCGTCAAAGAGGGCTCATGCTCGATTGTCGATATTGCGACCGCCTTGATGGAGCTCGCGGCGATCGTTGGACAGGTGGTCGCGAGTGGCTTGCTGCCGGACAAGAATGCGGTCGGCATCGATCCGAACCGAGCTGCGGCGCTGTTCGAAGCGCTGTTCGGCGCAGGCGTGACTGACGACATGCTGCGCCGCCTGCTACAGGGTCCGGCGCTGGCGCCGGCGGTGTACGGGCTGGACCTGAAGTTGGCCGATTCCACCTATTTTCATGCCGAGCAGGCGCTGATGACCTGGGTGGTTGGTAATGCCAAGGTCGAGCGGCGCGGCAACGCCGACATGATCACGAAGCAGGCCGCCGGAAGCGCCAAGATCGATCCGCTGATCGCATTACTCCAGGCGACGATCCTGATGAGCTGGAATCCCTCGGCCGGCATGCTCGTGACCGGCGCCGACATGCTGACGGTGATTTGATGGGGATCTTGTCAGGCATCGGCAACGCCTTGCGCGCGGTCGCCGATTCGATCGATGTCGCCGCGCCGCGCGACCAGTGGGATCCTCGCTGGTGGGGTGCGCTCGGCGGCGGTGTGGCGACTTCGGGCGTTGTGGTCAGCGATCATGCCGTTTCGCAGCTCGGCTCCGTGCAATCGGTGCGCTACGGCCTGTCGTCGGCGCTCTCGACCTTGCCGGTGTCGGTCTATCGCCGCGGCAAGGATGGCGCGCGTGAGGCGCTGCCGGATCATCCCGTGACGCGACTGCTAGGAGCGCGGCCGAACGACGTCAACTCGCCGGCCGAGTTCATTGGTGAGCTGGCCTGGCATCTGTCCTACTATAGGAACGCGTTCTGCAAGGTCCTTCCGCCTGGCGATCGCCTGGGACCGCAGCCTTACGGCCTTGGCGGGCTCGAGATCATCCATCCGCGGCGCCTGGCACGGGTCGAGCGCCGTTTTGACGGCCACATCTACTACACCTTCAATCCGCCGGCGACGATCGTGCAGAACGCGTCGCTGCGGACCGAGACCTATCGCGATGACGAGCTTTGGCACCTACGCGGCAATCCGCTTCGCGAGGACGGCCTGCTGGGCGAGCCGATCTTCGAAACCGCAAAGCAGGTATTCGGCCGTGCGATCGCCGTGCATGAGTATGGCGATTTCTGGTTTGCCAATTTCGGCGGCACCGGGGGCATCATCGAGCACCCGGGCACATTCAAGAGCAAGGAAGAGCAGCAGGACTTTCTTGATACCTGGCGCTCGGCGGGAACCGGCCGCAACCGGCACCGCGATCGGCTTCTGAAGTATGGGGCGAAGTATACGCAGCTGAAGGTCACCAACGCCGAGGCGCAGCTGCTCGAGACCGAGGATGCCGCCGACACGGCCGTGTTCGGGCTCTGGAGCTTCCCGCCGCACCGCGCCGGCCGGCTGAAGCGGTCGACCAACAACAACATCGAGCAGCAGGGCTCGGAATTTGTCGTTTACTGCTTGGCGCCGCTGGCGATTGCGGTCGAGCAGGGCGCCGAGCGCGATCTGCTGCTCGATAATGACGACAACAGCCTTTTCATCGAATTCAATTTCGCGGCGCTGCTGCGCGGCGATCTCAAGACGCGTTATGCCGCCTATCTGATCGGCCGTCAGGGCGAATGGCTGTCGGCCAACGACATCCTGCGGCTGGAGAACATGTCGCCGCGCAAGGATCCCGGCGGTGATGATTACAAGAATCCGCTGACGAAGGACTCTGCTGGCTCGGCCGGTACCGGCGACAGTGAGCCGGGGCAGAGCGGCGACAAGCAGCAGCGCGATGGCGAGGAGAATGACGACAATGGCTAAGGACAAGCTGCGTCAGGTGATCGCCCAGATCGCCGCCATCGATCCTGCGGTCGCCATCGAGCTATCGGCCCTGTCAGATTGCCTGGTTCGCTCGATCGCTCGCGAGGAGGCGGCCGGAGCTGCGACAAGCGTGCCGACGCAACCGAGCAAGATCGCCCTGATCTCTGTGTCCGGCCCGCTGACGCCGCGCGGCAGCTGGTATGGCTCGTCGCTGTCGCAGATCGCATCGCAGGTTTCGCGCGCGGCCGCCGATCCCGACGTCGCCGGCATCGTACTCGACGTCGACAGCCCGGGCGGCACAGTTGCAGGCACCAGCGAGGCTGCTGCCGCGGTCGCCGAGGCCGCGCAGAAGAAGCCGGTCATCGCGTGCGTCAACACGCTGGCGGCGTCGGCGGCTTATTGGATCGCCTCGCAGGCCTCCGAGATCGTCATGTCGCCGTCGGCCGATGTTGGCTCGATCGGCGCCATGGTCATGCATGTTGATTACGGCAAGGCGCTCGAGGAAGCCGGCATTACGGTCACGATGATCCGTTCGGAGCAGTCGCCGAAAAAGAACGAGGCGCACCCGTTCGGCCCGCTATCGGATGAGGCGCGGGCGAATTTGCAGTCGCGCGTCAATGATGCAGGCGCCACCTTCATCAAGGCGGTCGCGAGCGGCCGCAAAGTCTCGCAGGCGAAGGTGAGGGAAGAATTCGGCCAGGGCCGCATGTTTGGCGCCAAGGAAGCGGTGGCGCGGGGCATGGCCGATCGTATCGCCACGCTCGATCAGGTCGTCGGCGCCGTGGTCGTCAAGGACCCGACGCGGACGACGATGCGCCGCCGCTCGGCGCTCGCATTCGAGTAGCTTCACACCCGAGCTAAAGTTGACGTCTGCAAAATTCAAGCTCGCGCACAAGTGTCTTTAGCCATCTGCTCAGAGGCGAATACCTTCAGTCGCGCAAATCCGATCTTACCGGGCTGCGCATGCTGGACAGACACCATCTGCCGAAGTTTCAAGCTGGCGCTTGAGTTCATTCTCCAGCTGATCGTGACCCCACGTGGTGCCGTCGCCCTTTACCAGTTTGCGGACGCGAAGATAGGCACGTGTCTCGGCGGCATCGTCGCCTACGCGGATCGTCACAGTCGGGTGAAATGGGCAAATCGTCGTCGCGCGGGTGGCAGCTAGTGCACATCGAACAACGGTAGCGAGATCGTCAGTCGAGCTATCGGACATGTACCCCTCCTGCAGAGGTGATACCGCTCAATTGTCAAGAATAGTGCCGCGACGACTGTATTGATAGGCCCCAAAGAACGTGACACCGCGGCCAAAGCTTAATTAGAGGACAGCTACTTGTCTATGTGGCGGATCGGGAAGATTTCGCATGCGCGAAGAGCGGTGCGCAAAAGAAAGCCGCCGCTTCCGGCGGCGGCTGGTATTAGCGTTGGGGAACGATCGTCAGTAGTTACGTTTCGTGTTTGTCCCCGTGGTTTGGCCTGGCGCGTAACCGGAAGCACCCGGATGGCCTGCTTTCGAGCCTTTGGCCTGCATCTCACGTCCCGGAGCATAGCCGGAAGCGCCGGGGTAGCCTTTCTTCGACCCTTTAGTTTGCATTTCGTGACCGGGTGTTTTGCTCGATGTGCCCCGTGCGAAGGCGACCGGCGAAGCAGCAATGAGACACGCTGCCGAAAGTGCGATGATTATCGTTTTCATCTTAGTTCCTCCTCTTAAGCCTCACGCCGATCGACGGGTAATAAGCAGAGCCGTTCCATGAACAGGCTGTTCATCGGCAAGGTACCTCTCTGATTTCGGGCCCCTTCGCGTGGCGCTGCGATTGCGCGCCCGAAGTCTCCGCTGTCTTCGCGCAATGCCTCTGCCTCCCTTTTCTTGTCGCTCCGCCCGCGTCCGCCCGGACAGCGGGAGCGGGCTTGCACCTGTCCGGGCAACATCAACGGAGAGACCTGATCCATGAAAAAGGATCTGAAGAAACTGCGCCAGGCCCGCGCCGAGAAGGCGAAGCTCGGCAAGACTCGGCTGGAGGCGCTGAACGCGCTGCTGGCCAAAGACACTCTGACTGAAGCCGAAGCTGCGCAGCTCGCGACGTTGGAAGCCGAGGTCGACACGCTGGAAAAGGAAGTCGCCGGCCTCGACGCAGAGATCGCGGCCGAAGAGAAGGCCGCGCGCCGCGCCACGCTGTTCGGCTCGACCTCGCTTGGCGGTCCGGCATTCGCGACCGTCGTCAATGACACGGATCCAGCGCGGACCAACGGCTTCAAGAGCATGGCCGAGTTCGCGGTCGCGGTCCGCAACTTCCAGGTCAGCGGCGTCCAGGATCCACGCTTCGCGGCAGCCGCGACCGGCTATCAGCAGAACCAGGGCACCGGCGGTGAAGGTATCCTCGTTCCGACCCAGTGGCGTGAGGAGATCTGGTCGCTGGTGTTCGCCGATAACGACATCCTTGGATTCTGCAATCCGGAGCCGACCAGCGGCAACTCGGTTGGCATCATCAAGGATGAGACCACGCCTTGGGGCGCGGCTGGCGTGCAGGCCGTCTGGCGCTCGGAAGGTACGCAGATGATCGCGACCAAGGCGGCGATCACGCCGACCCTGATGACGCTGCACGAACTCTATGCCTTCGTGCTGGCGACGCAGGAGGTGCTCGACGACGCGCCGCGACTGCAGAACCGCATCACCACTCAGGCGGCCAACGCTATTCGCTGGAAGGCGGCGGAAGCTGCGGCTTTTGGCGACGGTAACGGCAAGCCGCTTGGCTTCATGAACTCGAAGGCGCTGGTAACGATCGCGGCGGAGGCCGGCCAGGCAGCTGGCACCATCAACGTGGCGAACGTGCTGAAGATGTATTCGCGTCTGCTGCGTACTGGCGGCCGGCCGATCTGGATGGCGAACTCAGACACGCTGCCGCAGCTCGGTCAGCTGACCATCGGCAACGTGCCTGCCTGGTTACCGCTCAACCAGCCGCTTGCCGGCGCACCCGATGGGGGGGTGTTCCTGGGTCGTCCGCTCATGTTCAACGAGCACTGCCAGACGCTTGGCACGACGGGCGATCTCGTAGTCACCGATCTCTCCGGCTACGCACTCGCGACCAAGGCCGGCGGCGGTGTCGATTTCGCCGCATCGATCCATCTGTTCTTCGACCAGAACCTGACTGCCTTCCGCTGGATCTTCCGCATTGGCGGTCAGCCCTATTTGTCGGCACCTGTGGCGCCCGCAAAGGGCACCAACACCAAGTCGCATTTCGTCGCGCTCGCCAGTCGCTAACTCCGGCGAGCCCTTCGGACGCGACAAAGGCCGGGAACTTCTCCCGGCCTTTTTTTATGAGGGCGCCATTTCCCGCGCCTCGATAGCGCAAATCAGGAGCACTTCGCATGTCTGGACCCGCAATGAAGCCGTCGCAGCGCGTCGGCATCGTCGGCGCCATCAGCCCGCAATCGGCGGCCGCGACCGTCACCACGCCATGGATCGACGCCACGACCTTTCACAACTACATGGCCGTCCTCAAGACGGGCGTGCTCGGTGCAGCCGCGACCGTCGACGCCAAGCTGCAGCAGGCCACGGATAATGCCGGTACCGGCGCGAAGGATATCGCTGGCAAGGCGATAACGCAGCTGGTGAAGGCCAACAACGACAACGACCAGCTGACGATCGACTTGAAGCAGGAAGACACCGACTTCAACAACGGCTTCAAGTTCTTCCGTCTGTCGGTGACGGTTGGCACCGCGGCCTCGCTGGTCGATGCAACCGTGCTCGGCTTTGACCCGCGCTACGGCTTCGCGACGGACAACGACGCGGCGACTGTCGTGCAGAACGATTAGTCGGGGTGTCCGGCGCTCCGGCAGCCATGCCGGAGCGCCGGTGATTGCTAACTGAAAACCGGGAAGGTCCGGCAATCAGGCTAGCCCGGCGCTTGCGAAATCGTCGCCTAGATCAACGGACAGGACGCCGGGCGGCGGCTTATCGCTTTAGTGCAGATGGTGGCCAATTAGATAAATGCCGCCTCCGACAACGATAATGGTGGGTATAGCCCATAAGATCAGAACAGGCATTGTCGTTCTCTCCCTTCCTCAGCCTCGATGACGGGAAAACTCGGCAATGGAACGAAGGTTCCCCATGCTCCGCGTTGTCACGCCGCCAGCCAGCTATCCGATCGCGCTCGAGGAGGCGAAAGCCCAGCTGCGGATCTCGGACTCGAGCAGCGATATGCTGATCCAGGGGTTGATCCCGGCCGCGACCAAGTTCTGTCAGTCGCTGGTGCAGCGGGTGTTCGTGGCGCAGACGCTGGAATGGGTGCTGCCGTGCTGGCGCGATTGCCTGGAGCTGCCGATCGCGCCGGTAACGGCCGACCAGGTAGCCTGGATCAAATATGTCGACTGGTCGACCCAACAGCAGCAGACGCTCGATCAAGGCGCTTATGTGGTGCAGCCGACATCCGCCAGCGTCCGCATCATTCCAGCGTTCGGCAAGTGCTGGCCGCTCGTCTTTGCGCATTCGAGCGAGCCGGTCGTGATCCGGTTCGATGCGGGCTTTGAGGACCCTGCCGACCTGCCTGGCAACATCAAGCCGGCCATTCTGTTGATGCTGCGCCATCTCTACACGTTGGGCGAAACCAGCATGACCGTCATGAGCGAGACCGTCTATGGCGTCGGCCAGACGCAATATGCGGTCCCGGCCAACCTGCAGACCCTGATCCCTGATGCGGTCCGCGATCTC